CCGTGCGTCTTTCAGTCCTGTCCTGATGCGCTGGTCGATGACGTGAAAAGCATAGAGCCGGGTGCGGAGCCGGGGCAACCCACTCCCGAGATCAAGCCGGAGACCCTCCACTTGATTGAGGAAATGACGGCCCGGATCAAGGAATATCTCGAATCCTAACGGAGGAAAAATCATGGAAATCGAAAAGGAAGTCGCCACCCTTAATGGCGCAATCAACAAGCTCATCGCCGACGTGCAGACCAAGCACTCGGAGATGGAGCGGGATGTTATTCACAAGACTTCTTTCGACGAGTTCAAGGTCAATACCGACAAGCGGTATAACGAACTCAGCGACGAGGTCATCAGACTCAAGACGCCCATCATCCAGGCCAGTGAGGCCGATGTGGCGCGGGTGGTCAAGACCAAAGCATTCGCCGGCTGGCTTCGCAAGGGCAGAGGCAACCTGACGCCCGATGAGCGCAAGGTTCTGACCATCGCGGACTCGGACCACGCCGGAGTGCTGGCCCCCTATGAGTACGTGCGGGACATCATCAAGGCCCTGACGCTCTATTCGCCAATTCGCACGGTTGCGAATGTCCGGCAGACGTCGGCCTATGCCGTCGAGTTCCCGACGGAACTCACGGTCCCGGCTGCAACGTGGATCGCAGAGAGCGCAGAAAAGACCGAAACTACGGGCCTCACCTACGGCCTGACCGAACTCAAGACGTTCGAAATGGCGCAACTGTTCAAGGCCACGCAGAAGATGCTGGAGGACAGCGCTTTCAACCTGGAAGCGGAGATCGCCAGCGTCGTGGGTCGGAAGTTCGGTGTTCTGGAAGGGACGGCGTTCTACAGCGGCAACGGCACTACGGCTCCTGAAGGCATCACCATCAACGCGACGGTCCTGGCCGATCATCGGGATGTTCTGACAACTGACGTTCTGGTGTTCGACGATTTCATCGGCACGCAGTACCAACTCGCCTCACCATACATTGCGAATGCGACGTGGCTTATGAACCGGACGCTGCTCGGTGTTGCTGTGACGCTCAAGAGCGCGACGACCAACATGTACCTTCTCCAGCCGAATCTTCAGCAGGGCCAACCGGCCACCATTCTGGGCAATCCCGTTCTGGAATGCCCGGATTTCCCGGCAATCACATCCACCGTACTCAGCACCACGCCCGGTGACGACGGCATCGTCTGTGCGCTGGGCGACTTCAGAGCGGGCTATACCATTGTGGACCGGGTTGACATCAACATCCAGCGGCTCGTTGAGAAGTATGCCGAGTTCGGCATGATCGGGTTCCTGGCGCGTCGGCGCGTCGGAGGCGGGGTTCTTTTGCCGGAGGCCATCCAACTTCTCTCGAACATCAAGAGCTAAGGGACGGGAGGCTAAAGTGATCAACACGATTTCGGACAAGAAAGTAGTCAGCCTCCTGACGCCCGTCCTGGCCAACAATACGGCGGAGGGGACGGGCGTTGCGAAAGACCGATGGGGATACGGCGACGTCCTGATGATCGCCCACGTCGGGATCTCGGGGGACACGCTCAGCGGCACGGTCTACTGGACGATCTCGTTCCAGCATTGTGCCGTAACAACGGCGGGGAGCTTCGTCAACATCCCGGCGGCAGACCTGGAGGGCGGGGTGAATGACTGGGTCATTAACGAACCTACCGAGGACGACATGACCATCACCCGGATGTACCGGGGAAGCCTGCGGTATGTCCGCATTCTCTTCACGCAGACAGGCACGCACACGAACGGGACGCCGCTCAGCGCGGTGGCAGTCATGGGGCAACCGAATCATATCCCCGTGACGCAGGACACGGAAGTTCAAGCGTAGTCAATCGGGAGGGGGGCCAAGACGCTCCCCTCCCATTTTTTCAAAGGGGTGAGCCATGCCAATAACTTTTGACAAAACTCCCGCGGGCGTCAATGCGCTTCGGGCATCGGGAAAGACCATGCGAGTGAGGATGAAGGAAACGCGGAACGCCTATGAGGCCGGGAAGTCCTATGACCTCCCAATAGACCTGGCATTTATGTACATCCGAAATGGCCGGGCCTATCAGGACAAGTCTATAGATGGCCCGCCGGAAGTGAAGATTGGGCCGAACGTTACGCTTGAAGTGGTCGAGGTGCCCGCAAAGAAGGGCAAGAAAAAGAGGAGCTGAACATGGCAGACCTGGTTACGCTCGCAAACGTCAAGTCATACCTCTGGCCGGGGGAGTCTATCACGACATGGGACGCGATTTTACCAGCCATCATCGCGGCGGTCTCCGAGCAGATTAACCGTGAAGTCGGGTGCGTGCTATTGAGCGCAACCTACACGGGCGAGCTGGTCAGCGGGGACGGGACGTCTGCACTCAAGCCGTTGAACTGGCCCATCACGGCGGTCACGTCGATTGAGGACAATTACGGGGCCGCGTACGTGGAAGGCAACGATGCAGACTTTGTGAACGATGCGCTCTGTCTGCGGAAGGTCAACGGCGTTTGGGCTGAGGGCAGGGGGAACTTCACCGTCACCTACACGGCGGGATACGCAACGATCCCGGCGGACATCGCGCTTGTCTGCTATGAGCTGATAGCCCGGAAGTGGAAGACGATGAAGGCGCAGGAATGGGGGGAGAGCGGGCGGACGATGCCGGACGGATCGACAAGTACGGTCAATGCGGACGGGGCATTGACGAAGGCGCAGCAGACGATCCTGGCGAAATTCAAGCGGGTTACCATATGACGAAAGGGATCGGACTCCGTGCTGATTTCAGCGGGGCGATCCGCAAGACGCAAGTCTTGAAGGCACTCCCGGCGGCGGCGAAGCATCAGGCGACGTCCTGGACGGCTGAAACGATTCAGGCGCTTATGCGCTCGGCGGCGTCCATGCAGAAATCCGGGCCGACACGCAAGACCGGCATGATGGGGCGGAATATCGGCAAGGTCATCACCGTCGGCGACGGCCATTGGACGATCACCATCGGGACGGGCGTCGGGGGAAAACAGACCGTCCCTTACGCACGCATTCAAGATCAAGGCGGGAAGACGAGAGCTCACATGATCTACGCCAAGTCCGGCGGGGTTCTGGCGTTCCCGTGGAAAGGCAAAGACACCTTTCTCAGCCACGTCCATCACCCTGGTTCCAACATCCCAGCCTCCAAGTGGTTCACCTCGGTCATCGAGGATAGGGAGCCGATCCTGGAGGGCATGATGCAGCCGGACGTCGTGCTCAAGGTAGCCGAGATCATGGGGAGCGGCGGCGTTGGCCTGAGATCGGAAACAAAATGAATTTAGGGGGATAACGAGGCATGAGAGACAAACGATTTCTCGTCGTGGCCATCGTCAGTCTCGTGCTGGCGGCGTTCTGCGCGGTCGCTCTGTTTGCTGACGACAAGCCCGCGCCCCAATACGATCCCTTCTACCGCTACCTTCAAATTGAATACACGGCCATGTCATGGGCCGACCTAACCGTATCCTACATCGCCATTAACCACATCAAGGGCTACACGGAACGGTACGCGCCCGGACGGTTTATGATTCGCCATCCTGGACTGGTTATCGTGGCCCAAATAAGCACCGACATTGCCGTCCATTACCTTGCAGACCTCATCTACAAAGACAACAAAAAGGCCGCATACGCCTTCGTTATCGTGATGAACGTGGCGCGGGCGTATGTGCTTTATCATAACTTCAAAGCATTAACGGGAGGATAACATGGCAAAAAGTATTCCAGATGCGGTCATCGACCTGATGCTTGACATCATCGGAGCATCAAACGGCGACAGATTGTTTATCTGCTCGGCGCAACCCGCGACATACGCGGAGGCATCGGCGACCTATGACCTGGCGACGCACGTCCTGACGAGCGGCGACTTTTCAAAGGCCGCCGGAGACACGTCCGGGCGGAAGCTCATTCTGGCGGCACAGAACGGGATCACCGTCGACCACTCCGGTGACGCGACGCACTACGTCATCGGCAAGTCGGGCGACACAACCATCAAGCTGATCGGGACGCTGACGCTCCAAACGCTCACTTTGGGCAACTTGGTGAACTTCCCGGCGACCGACATCGACGAAATTAGAGCCGTGGCGTAAGCGAATCGTTTTTCTAGAGGTGAGGATGGCGAGGTAATATGGCTATCACACTGCGGTCCGTCGGGGCCAGTCCTGGGGCGAATTCGTCTAACTGCATTATCACAAAACCCGCGGGCTTGGCCGTCGGCGACTTCATGCTGGCGCATGTCGTCAACAAAGCCACCAGCGAAACCATCACGCCCCCGGCAAATTGGACCATAATCGGAGCGCAGTCCAACACGGCAAGTTCCCGCTCGGCGCTGTTCTATAAGTTTGCAGACGCCGCCGACGTTGCCGCCTCCACTTTCACTTTCACCCTCGGCACAACGGGGCGCAACCGCGGGGAGATGGCGGCTTGGCTTGGCGTTCATACCTCCAGCCCGATCAACGTAGCGGATCAGCAGATTAACAGTGCCGGGACTTCCATCGCTGTTCCCACCCCAACCGTCACGGACGGATGCACGGTCCTCATCATCGGCAGCAACGCCGCTGGCGGGACGGCCTCGGCGTGTTCCGGAAGCGATCCTGCCTGCACTATTACCGCGGGATATGCTGTCGCCTATAGTTCCTACTGCGCGCTGGCCTGCTTCAGTGGGGTAAAATCGGGCACGGATGCGATCGACGCCCATTCGTTGAGCACCTTTACATCCGCCGTCAGTAGCGGACACGCGGTAGCCCTGACGCCTGCGGCTCTGCCGATCGATCTCGTGCCCGCCGAAGGCAATCAAACTCAGGGTAGTGACGCGCCCGCCCTGACGCAGGAACACCAGCTGGCGGCGGCGGAAGGGGTACAGACTGAACTTTCAGACGCTCCGGCCCTGACACAAACGCATATCCTCGTTGCGGCAGAGGGAAGCCAAGAGCAAGCATCGGACACTCCGGCGCTTGAGCAAGTGGTTCCACTCGTCCCGGCTGAGGGGGCACAGGATGAAG